ATATTTTTTTATCTCCTTAATTGCTTGATGGTGGTTTAACATTAAGTTGAGCGCGAACTTCACCATCTTGATATTCGTCTCTGCGTCTGATACCGATTTGCTCGATAGCATACGATTCTAAAGCTTCATTATATTGCGCTTGATAGTATTGTAACATATCCTGAGGACCTTTCAAGTATCCATATGCATTTACCAGACAAGCGTACAAAAGTAAATCCTGATATTTATTTGATAAATAAGTTCCGTTTGTAGCCGGAGGTGGAGTAGATGTAGTATCTGTTATAGTCTCTGGCTCTTTATCATAAGCTAGTGTAATTTCGTAAGTTTTATCAGGCGTTGGGGCCACTACCCAAAATTCTTCATCCCAATTAGCATAATATTTAGGTATATCTACGGCTTGGGTATCCGGTGTAGAATAATATTCTGCCATAAAACTAGTATCTCTTTGTTCTAAATAAAATTGATTTCCAGCAGAGTCTTTAAACTGTACATATCTAATTGCTCTTAAATCAGATGGAATAGTTACATATCTGTTTCCAACAATCGCGTTTGATGTTGCATAAAATACATTTTGATCAGTATCAATAGCTCTATAAATTTTATTTTCAGCATTTTTAATTAAAGTATTAAGAACAGAACTACTTAAAACACTAGAGCTCACCTCTGTAAAATTTCTAATATCATCTTGTAAATTTGTTAAAGTGTATGCCATTATCCGTTTACTACCTCAAGTGTTACTGGTCCTGCTGAACAGTTATTAAAACCACCTTTTACATTACCTGTAGTTGCATTACTAGTGCTTGTTATATAAAAATAATTTATAGGATTTGTTAAAGGATCAGATGTTGTTGCTCCTGTAACATTTCCTGCTGAATCTATTTGACCTAAAGCAATTGTAAAACCATTTACAGAATCGATATCACTTACATTATCAAATGTTGGAATAGCTGCGTAAGCTTGTAAATTTCTTGCATCGGACCCACCTGTTCCTGCAGAAGTTACTTGTGGTGCTCCTCTTAATCTTACAACATCTCCAGCTTTTCTTTGATGATCTTCTGAGTAAATATTTACATAAGTTGTTCCACTATAAATAATACTTGTGAAAGGATTTGGATTTAATAAAATTAAACTTGCAACTGAAGGTGCTTGTGGTCTTGGATTATACAAAGCTATTGGATCTGAACCAACAGGTTTTGGACTAATTTGTGGTTGCTTAGATTCAAACTCTGAAATGTGAACTAAAGAACCATTCCATTCTCTAACCATTTCAGAATAAGGAAATTGCATTCCTGATCTATCAGAAATTGCTAAAGCATTTTTACCTGAAGCATATCCAGCCATTATTCTCCAGCTCCATAAAAAGTTTGTGGTGAAATAAAAGTAGAAGTACCTTGATTGTCTGCATCAAGTGCTCTTAATAATTCACTTTCATATCTTCTTTCTAATTCTTGACTTCTATCAGGTGAATATTTTAAACTTAAATAATAAGCTAGTCCTGACATCATACAAGGATAGAATCTATTTACGACATCAGATGTATTATTATAAGCTCCGACATCTTGAATTTTAGATAAGTAATAAAAACAAAGTTGAAAATTAGTTGGTGTAGTTGTACTTGATACACTTGAACTTGGTGTAGCATATAAAAAAATACTAGGATTTAATCTTCTTGCTACATAATATTGCGAAGGTGTACCTTTAGTTAATTTATTTGGTGTTTGTGAATATTGTGATCTACTAATTTGAGTTATAGCTACATCTTGTGGGTCAGTTGTAGTAGAATTATTTCTATAATAAGCTTCTAGTACAGTACTTATATCTTCTGGAAAATTTACTGAATCCGCTGCAAAATTATATTCTGCTTGTCCTTCGACTAGTGGAACTTTAGCTAATTTTACTTTCCATAAATGAACACCTCTATTACCCCATTCTTGAAACATAATATTTAAAGAACGTCTTGCAGATCTTAATTGATAACCTGTTCTAGTTCCTCTAACTCCAGTTCGCTCAAATGCTTCTTCAATTACATCATCTATTTGAGGATTAAATTCTGTAGTTTCTGAAGTTGGTGAAATAGTTTGAGCAGTATTACCCATACCACTATGAACTGTACAGTAATAAAATAATAATGGAGCGCCAGTAGTTCTAACAGGTGCAACATTAATAGTTGTAGAAGCTCCTGCATTTCCTGGAGTTCCTACTGTAGTTACTCCTGTAGTATAACTTGCTACAGGTGAATTATTTGGATTTGTAGAAAATGCTATTTGGTGAGTATCATTAGAAGTATCTGCTTGATCAAAGATATAAGTATTACCTTCTTGTAAATATAAGACAGGCGCTAACTCTCCGTTAATGTAATATCTATCACCGGTACCATATTGAGTAGTCCCCGTTGCTACGGTTACTGTGTAAGTTATTGTAGCCACAATTTACTCCTACGTAAATGTTATAGTAACACCAGGTGTTGCAGTTAAATCTAAATAAACTCCATCATCAAATAGAATTCCAGAACCAGGAACATAAAAATCTATTCCCTCGTCTCCAAATTTAAATGTAGCTATTACAGTTCCTGCTGCTCCACCAGATTTAAAAACAATACTAGAACTTGCAGCACCTTCAGCTTGAATACCTGTTATTCTAGCTCTTTGTCCTGTAGGTACCATTTGTGCATCTGCTGTAGCGTGGGCTACGAGTTGGTCACTTGTATATCCTGACATATTTTCTCCTTAAATTGTGTGTGGGCCGAAGCCCACACTTAATTAATTATTACTAGTTCGCTGTTGCGTCTTGCAAATTATTTGCTTGTAAATACGTAAACGTAATACTTACTTGACCTGTAGTTGCAGTACTACCTGCAGATATAAGAGTCGCTGTAATTTGTGTATCTGCACCAACTCTGTCAGCTGAATCTAAAGATCCAGTAGCTAATGTAGAAGTTTCTCCTAAAGTTTTAACATCAGTGTTAGCTATAAAAAATGCTGCAGATCCTGTTTTTCCAACTGAAACAGTTGCTGTTCCACTCGGATTACTTACTATTGCAACTCTAATTGTAGCTGTAAGTAGTTGTGAGTTTTTTGGTATTACACCTACGTTGTAAGTAGTTGTTCCCACTACGACTGCTGAATCAATCATAATTGATTGAGACATTACAACTTGACCTGTGTTTCTTACATCATCGCCAAGTGTTGTTCCTGTTGTGTTTGAGATCGTTCCCGCTTTTATCGGTCCCGAAAAAGTAGTTGTTGCCATATTAATATCCTCCTAGATATCTGAATACTGTCCCTAGGGTTGTCGACTATACGCGTCAGCATTCATCATTTATTAAATGTATAGTGAGTAAAATATACACTACATTTTAATAGAGTGCAAGAGAGCCTACAGTAAAAGTGCTAATTAGCGATGTAGCTTTTGATTAAGTAGCTACGGAAACTTGTGGAGCCGCGTCTTCGACAGTATTCTGTCTGTGAGCAATAGCTGCTTCTTCCAGCTTAATGTCAGTAATGACTCTTTTTACTTTGTCATCGATTCTGACCATTTCAAGAGTATATCTATTATTATCTAGATGCTCCTGTTGCCACTTCAACTCCAAGGACCTTTTTTGTTTGTATAGGTCTTGTATCATTGATAACCTCTTCGTAAGTTATTCTATTTAATCCCGTGTGGTAACTGTCTCCGAGATTTTCCCATACTATACCTTTTTCTCCGAGTTTGTCAAGTATAGCATTTTCAACATTTTCAGCTGAATCAACCACATGTTCTATAACAAATTTTGCGTGGTGATTGTAGGCCCAAATATTGATGAGAGTTTTTTTCATATTATTACTTTCTTATTAGAATATGGCGGAACTATGTCCCGCCATATAAAATTTAAGTATTATGCTCCTGGTGAAGCAAATACACCTCTATAGTCAGAAACGCCAAATACGTATCTTTCTCTAGCTTTGTATCTTACATTACCAGTATCGAAGTCACCTTCCATTTTAGTAGTCATGGGAGTTCTTTCGAAATGTTTCATACCATTTGGCACGTCAGTGATAATGAAAAACGCATCAGTGTCTGTTAAGTAATTGTTAACAGAGTAACCTTGAGGAATCATCCCCATAGATTTGATTGCGTTGATATCATTATCAGCAGTTCCAACTCTACCAGCAGAAGCCATAAGTCTTTCAGCTGTGAATTGTAGTGCAGATGGGATGATCATCTTCATACCCTTAGCAGCGATTTTTAGACCTCTTTCGTCAGTCATTGCAGCGATATCAATTAATGATTGCT